AGAGCAAAAATAAGAGCCATGTTTAAGAAGTTTGGTAAAAGAGCAGAACGACTGTACCTAAACACAGGAAACGTCAATTCTGACCTATATAACGACTTCTCAAGTGAGATTTACAAGATTCTAACTCAATCTGCAAGGAGAGTTATAACCAATGCTGACCTTATGCTTACCAGATCGAGAATGACTAAAGGCAAAGAAGATATTGACCCAGTATTTTTAGAATATACAACTAGTCAAACTGCACAAAATGTTGTTGGAATATCTGAGACAACACGAAAACAAATACAAAAAGAAATCAATACAGGTCTCAAAACAGGTCTATCTAATCAACAAATATCTAAAAATATTAGAAACAGCACTGCTTTTTCAGCAGTAAGAGCAACTAGAATAGCAAGAACTGAAACCCATACTGCAATGAATTTTGGCAATCAAAAACTAGCAGGTCGGTTAGGTCTTAACAGACCAGTCAAAGAATGGGTATCTGCAATGGATGATAGAACTAGAACGTGGCACATGAACATGAATGGTAAAAAACCAATATCAATCGATGATAAGTTCATAGTATCAACTCCTGTGTCTGGTGGTGCATTTGTAGATCGTGAAATGATGTATGCAGGTGATCCAAATGGCGGTGCTACAAATGTTATCAACTGTAGATGCTTTGTCATATATCACGATGCAGATGATGTAGTTGACAGACCAACAATATCAAAGTTACCAATAATTGATGAAACGACAACAACTCCATCAGCAGAACAGATTGAGCCAACAGACTTTGGATCAACGATTCCAGAAGAAGAAGTTTGGAATAAATCTTCATTCAAAAATGCAAACAACAAATACATAAAAATGCTGAAAGTGACACCTGCTTTAAGAAGTGTTACGAATGATAGGAGAGGTTCTTTTTACGATAATTCTCGTACTAGAATTAATATGGACAAAGATTACAATTATGATGATATTTATGGACAAGGTGTTTGGCGACATGAAATGGGACACAGGGTTGATTCTCATGCAAGTAGTTTGTATAGCGATGATGTCATAGATTTACCAAAAAGATTATCTAGTGGTAATTTATCATCGTATTATGCACTAGAAGTTATTGATGATAGAGATAATCTGTTAAAAAAATATAAAGCATCTGCATCTCAAACTAAAATATTAATAGATGAAAGAAATAGATACTCAAATAAAATTATATCAAGAATAGGAGACAAAAAAGAATTTAAAAATTTATTAACAAGCACTTCATTTTGGGACGATATCTTTTCAGATGGCAAACTTTTTAGTAAAAAAGATTTTAACAATATTTTTGGTGATAGAAAAAAATTTATAGAAAAAGTAAGCAAATTATCTACTGATGAATCTCTTATCTTATTGGATAGAGCATTAAAGATTAGAAGTGCTAATAAAACAGGGATATTAAATGTAGGGACTGCAACTGAATACGATATTTTGGAAAATATGTCAGATATATCAGCAAATGTACTAAATAAATCAGAAATGGCAAGTTTTACTGATTTTGTTGGTTCGATGACTATCAATAAAATAGGTAAAGGACACTCGAATAAATATTTTACAGACTCAGAACTCATTGTTCTTAATAAGTTAGATAATGAAAATGAATTAGTTTTTGGTAGAGATGGATTTACGATAGATGTAAATACTAATATTCACAGAAACCAAACAAATGAAATGTTCGCAAATTATTTTCAACTCGCAACAGATGAAAAATCTGAATTTTGGTTAGGAAAGTTAAAAACATTTGCACCAAAAACTATTGAAAAATTTGAATCTATTGTAAAACAAGTAGGCGATCTTGCTACCTAACCGCATCTTTTGGTATAGGAAATATCTCAGTTGACACTCTTCCAGACTCAATCCTTAAATTGTTATCTATAGCACTATTTATTATTTGAATTAATATTTCTGTACCCTGTTTATCATTGAGTAATCTGCCTTGTCGAATATCCCAATTAAGTATATCTTCTGCTGAACTCATACCAAAGATTTCAAGATATCTGATATAAGACTCTCTTGCTTTTTTTGGTATATAGGATATACCCACAGGTGATGTTTCAAATTTAAAAACCATAATGTGAATATTAGCATTATTGAACCCATTTTGTGAAATATTTGCAAAAAACTGTTGATTATTGACCCCATTTCGTACCATAATAAGATATAAATTGAATAGGAGAAATATTATGGTAAGAGATTATGAGTTTTGGGATCAGAAAAATGGTTTTTATGGATTTGATAAATATGCAGAAGCACCTACACCATCAACAAAGAAAGTGCAAAAGATATTACAGTCTTTTATAGATAAAGGTTATAGGTTTTCTTTAGAATGTAATGATTGTTATATCTATCCAATAACAAAAAAAGTAGAAATGCTTAAACTTTCACAATCCATAGACTGTGATACATGGATCAATATTTACAAAGATAAGGAATATATAGGTGGAATTGCATTTCAACCTAGACATAACGAAGAGGAGTGTATTTCTGACTATTCTCTTAAATTAGAAGAAATACTTGGGAATAAAATACAATAAAAAAAACAGTGTGGGTGTCACTCAAACCACCCAAAACTAACATACTAAATAGTAGACAAAAAATATGAAAAATTCTTACAAAGTCAAATATCTTAAACATGGAGAACACAAAGAATGGATGTTAAAAAAACATTATTTGAAAAGACTTTGTAGTGTTTCATACTGTTTTGGTTTAGTCAAAGATGAAAAAATTATAGGGATTTGCACTTTTGGTTTCCCACCAAACTACAGTTATAATCAAGGCAAGTGTGTTTATAATACATACGAATGCCTTACCTTAGAGTTAAATAGACTTGTTATAAATACTACTAAGGAAAAAAATCTTCTTAGTTTTTTTTTATCAAAAGCCATAAAACTATTACCTAAACCTACAACTTTAGTTTCGTATGCAGACCCAAATCAAAATCATACAGGTTATATTTATCAAGCAACTAATTGGATTTATACTGGCAAAAGCACTCCCAAAAAGAGATATACATTTGAAGATGGCTCAACATTTGACATGAGAAGAGGTATTGACAATAAAGGTGACATTGTTAAAACAGAAGAATTAGAGTCTACTCATAGATATATTTACTTAAATGCTAATAAAAAAGACAAAAAAATTATGAAAAATGATTTGAAGTTCAAAATTTATCAATACCCAAAGGGTATAAATAAAAATTATGATTCAACAGATATAGATATGTTTTATCAAAAGAGTTTATTTGATTAGTAAAGTTTGTTTGTATATTCAACAAAATTATGTTTACAATGTAGTAATTTGGTAATTATTAATTTTTGTTAGATGCACAAAGAAGAAAATATCTTCAATAATGAAGAAATAGAAAACACGATACTAGACATTGAGTGTGAGTACAAAGAGATTGAAACAGATGATGACGGCTCGTTTGAGGGTTACGCATCTGTGTTCGGAAATAAAGATTTAGGCAACGATGTTATAGAGAAAGGTGCATTTTCAAAATCAATCTATAAGAAAAAACCAAAACAGATCAAGTTACTTTATCAACACAAAACAGACGAACCTATTGGTGTCATTGACGATATCCAAGAAGATGCAAGAGGACTAAAGGTTAAAGGTCGTTTAGCACTTAGGACAGAACGAGGCAAGATGGTCTATGAACTTATGAAAATGGGTGCATTAGACAGTATGTCAATCGGTTATAGACTCACGCCAAAGGGTTACTCATACAACGATAAAGACAAAAGAAGAACCATAAAAGAGGTTGATTTGATGGAAATCTCTATGGTTACTTTCCCAATGAATCCTAAAGCAAAAATAACTAAAGTCAAAAATATACTTGATTTTAACGTGCTAAAGGAATTACCAACTGAGAGAGAAGTTGAAACGTACCTGCGAGAAGTTTGTATGTTTTCAAAGTCAATCTCAAAACCACTTGCAGACTTTATTGATACAAACTGTAGAAATGAAGTGGATAAGACTCAGCGAGATGTTGTAGACAGTATCAAGCAAGTTATCAACACAATCAAAAAATAAGAGGTTAAAATGTCAGAAGAAGTCAAAGATGTTCTAACTGAACTCGGCAAAACATTTGAAGAGTTTAAAAGTGAGAACAAAAAAAGATTAGATGAGATTGAATCTAAAGGACAAGCTGACCCATTACTTCAAGAGAAAGTAGATAAAATGTCTGAGGACATTGCAAAAATGGCAGAAGTGAAACAAGCACACGAACTTCAAGCCAAAAATCTTGAAGATGCCAATGCTAAAATCGACCAGTTAGAGACGAGATTAGCGAGACCTAATGCAAGTAATACAGAAGAAATATCTGTTCAAATGAAAGCATTTAAGGAATGGATTAGAAAGGGCGAGGTTGACCCAGAAGAGAAAAAAGCACTTTATGAATCAGACGACACATTGGGTGGATTTTACGCTCCATCTGAATATGTTGCGGATTTAATCAAAGGTGTTACTGAAATTTCACCAATTAGGTCAATCGCAAGAATAAGACAAACAAGTAGAAGAGGCATCGAGATTCCAAAAAGAACTGGACAATTTTCTGCAAGTTTTGTAAGTGAAACACAAAGTAGGTCTGAGTCCACCGGCTATACCACTGGTCTTATGAGTATTGATGCACACGAACAGAGTGCTATTGTAGATATCTCTCAAGCAATGCTAGAGGATTCTGCGTTCAACTTAGAGTCAGAAATGGCTACTGAGTTTTCAGAACAGTTTAGCAAAAGCGAGGGTACTGCATTTGTATCTGGTAATGGTGTTGGTAAACCACTTGGTTTCACCGATTCATCAGCAGGTGTAAGTAGCACAAACTCTGGACACGCATCAACTTTAAAGCCAAATGGTTTAATCGAGTTAGTCTATGCAATCAAATCTGAGTATCTTAACAATGCAAGATTTGTTTTCAATAGAGGCACGTTTGCAGATATTCTGCAACTAGAGGACACCGCAGGACAAAAAATATTTCACTTGGGTATGACTTTGGTTGGTGGTTCTCCATCAACAATCTTAGGATTTCCATATACGTTAGCAACTGATATGCCAAATGTCGGTGCAGGTAACAAACCAATAGCGTTTGGAGATTTTAGCAGAGCATACACTATCGTTGATAGAGTTAATCTATCAATTTTAAGAGACCCATTCTCACAAGCAACATCTGGTAATATCAGATATGTAGCGAGACGTAGGGTCGGTGGAACTGTTGTCCTTGCAGAGGCAATTCAACTTCAAAACGTAAGTGCATAGAGAGGTACATAATGGCAAGAGATATTTCAAATAGAACAGTCGCAGTAGCGACACAAGTTCCTGCTGTTGTCACTGCTGACGCTAATGGCACAGGAGTTGACTTACAGGGCTTTGAATCAGCTATGGTAGTCGTAAATACAGGTGCAGAGGGTGACACACTTTCTGGGTCAGTTAAGTTCGACTTCATACTAGAAGATTCTGATGATGATTCAACATACACCGCAGTTACAAGTTCGACAAGTGTAACTGAGGGTTCAGTAGATAGTAGTGGGATTTTTCTTACACTAGATGCTAATGGTGAAACGCCACAGATTAGTCAAATCGGCTATATCGGTGGTAAGAGATACATCAGATGTAAAATTGATGCAACTGGAACTCATAGCAATGGCACACCTATCGGTGTTGTTGTTGTCAAAGGCAACCCAGTTGATTCAACCGATGCTTAATGCTACTTGATGTCGGCTAGATTGTAGCAAAATAGGTGGGAGAGTTTGTTAGTTTTCTCTCCCACCACTGGAGAAAATGGAGTGTGAAAACATGCCATGTAGTGAAAGGAAATTAGACACTATCAAAGCTATTTATAGGATTGACCCTAGAGCAAAGTTTAGTGTCAATGGCAAACTAGAAAGTAGAATTGATTATGTCTATGGTGGCATAATATGGGAGACACAACCTATTGACTGGGTTGATGTCATAGAAGAAATGTATGTAGGAAAGGTACAAGAAATGAAAATAAAAATGACAGAAAGCATTGAGATGTCAGCTAATGAAAGTGGCAATCAATCAATGAAAGTCGAAGTAGACCAAGTATTATCTATGGATAAACCATGGCAACAGAAATTAGCACAAAACCTAATAGATGGTGGATTAGCTATTGAAGTTAAAATGGATGAGGTCAAGAAAACAAAAAAGAAAGCAAAGACTGTAGCTAAAAAAGCAACAAAAGCTGTGAGCAAAGTCAGTAAAAAAGTAAAAAAGAAAGCTAAAAAATGACAAGAACTATTGGGTCTAACTTTAATACCCAGATTACAAGTTCACAGATAAGACCATTTATGGCAGTGTCACTTGGGTTTACTACACCTTTAAATCTATGGACAGGTTATCATAACATCACAATAGGTTCTGATACTTATATTGGTGGTGGTAATTTACTTGAGATATCATCTATACAAGAATCATCAGAAGTTAAAGCGACTGGTATGAGTATTGCTTTGTCTGGTTTAGATTCAAGCATCGTATCGTCTGCTTTGACAGAAAATGTGCAAGGCACAGTAGTTAAGGTTTTTTTTGGTGTATTAACTACATCATCAAATGCAGATGCTATAGTAGACACTCCATATCAATTCTTTGAGGGTTTTTTAGACACTATGATTATTTCAGATGAGGGTGACACATCTAAAATAAGTGTTACTGTCGAAAATAAACTCATAACATTGGAAAAACCAGTAGATAGAAGATATACAGATCAAGACCAAAAAAACTTATTCAGTTCTGATAAAGGTTTAGAGTATGTAGATTCACTTCAAGATAAAGAGATAGTTTGGGGTGGCGGATCAACTCAATAATTTACTAATTACAAAAACACTCTCAGATATTCATTCTGTTGTCGAGCTATATAAGAGTTTTCCAAAATATAAAGATTTAAGTCAAGAACAACTTTTTTTTTACTTACAAAAACCAATATCTCTATCACAGAGTAGAATATTCTATGACAATAGCCAAGTAGTAAGTTTTATATCTTGGGCATGTTTTAACAAAAAAACAGAAAATCATTTTAAAAAAACTGGTGAAGTATTATATTGGAAAGGTGGGAACAATATTTGGATAATAGATATTGTATCAAAAAAAGATGTTCGAGAAGTGATAAGATATGCAAAAAGCTATTTTTCAAAAATTATGGATATAGGTCAAAGAGTGAACTATTTAAGAATGAATGAACAAAACAGAATTATCAAATA